CCGGGGTATCTCACTAATCCCACAATCGACAGGCTTGAACGTAACCAGAGGGTTACTGCTGGGATTCCCGCCGAGTTTGGGGGGGAGTCCGGTAGCAATATCCGTACTGGACGCAGAGGTGACGCTGTTCTTTCCGCTGTCATTGACTATCCCGTAGCGGAAGCGCAAGAAACGTTCGCCTACTCGTTGCAGGAGGAGAACAAGGTCGCTATGGAGTTGGCGAAGTCGTGGGATGGTGGCACGGAGCGCACCATTTTCGTGGGTACGGGTAACTCAACTCGCCCGGTCACATACGTCGCCAACGAGACATTTGAGACAACTGAGCATGTCGTGTCTTACCCCGCTAGCGGCGCTGACATCAACAGCCTGATTATTGGTATTGGGCAGCGGGTGGGTCTTGGAACTATGTCCAAGATGACTGCTGCGACTCTTGACCCGTACATCGACAATCCCGAAGTTGAGCATGACACGATCATTGCAGAGGGGTTGGAGCAAGCACTCATGTCGGGTCTGCAACAGCAGGCAGCGGCGGGTCAGATACCTCCGGTGACTGTGGCGAAACTGATGAAACTTGTTTCTGACGACAAGATGGAACTCGCTGAAGCATTGGATAAGGTCACTAAGGATGCTTTGGAAGAGCAGCAGAAGAAGGAGCAGGAGCAGCAGGCTATGGCTCAGCAGGCGATGAGTCCTGAAGAGGCTGCTGCTGGCGCGACTGTGGGGGCTATGGCTGGCCCTCAGTCACCTATTCCTGGCGGTGACGCTATGCCGGGTATGGCTGCTTTGGGTGACATGCTTGGTCAGTTGCGTCGTCCGGCTATGACTGTTCAACCGATGCGTGGAGTTGAGAGAGGAGCGGTCTAATGCCTCGTGGTCGTGGAGGTAAGCGGCAGGGAACTCCCGGTAAGGCTTACACGAACCGCACGGACATGATGACTAACTACGACATGGATCAGGGTTCTCCCGCTGCCGGTGGTGTTGAAGGCCGTGACACCGTGTCACAACCTGTACTGCCGGTGTATCCGGAGCAGATACCGTCGCTGACAACCCCAACGATGCGTCCTGGTGAAGCGATCACGGATGGTTTGGGTGTGGGGCCTGGTCGTGGTCGTGAGGCGATGACGAATATGGACCCGCGTTTGACGGAAACACAGAAGTTGAAGAAGTGGTTGCCGTTGTTGGAGCCGATTGCTCGTAGCCCAGAAACACCTGACTCTGTTCGTACACTTGTTCGATACATTAGAGGTTCGTAATGACTGCTGCGTTTGAGCGGAATCTAGCGGCGTTCACGGAAGCGTTGGGTGTGGAGAACGCTCCCACGGTTATCACAATGTCGCTTGTGCCGTGGCCGGATGATGCTTCTCGTAATCAATTCATCAAAGACCTGACTGGTCGGGATATTCCAGAGATGAACTCTTATGGCTAAAACTCAGAACAGGGACGTTACTGGTAAGGGTTGGGAAGATTGGAGTTTCACCTACCCTGAGGGCGACCCGAACATTGATGCGTCTACGTTCGGTATTTATCCGACGGCTTCTGGTTTAGAGGCAGCGCAGCAAGTCGTTATGCCTATGTCTGTTGGTGGGGCGCAGCAGCAGATGGGTATGCCTGGTGTTGGCGTGAATCCCGCTACCGCTAGTCAGCCTGGGGTGATGCAGGGCGCTGGCGGCGGGCTAGTGGGAATGAACACTCCTGCTGCTGATTTTTTGTCCCCGCAGGAGCAGGCTCCTGTTCAGGAGTATTTATCTGACCCTGAGCAGTTGCGTACGCAGGGCGTGATGGATACCGCTAAGTCGTGGCTGTCCAACCTGTTTGATTATGAAGACAAGAAAGAAACCGGCATTGAGTCGGTGTGGGATGGGTTTCTGCGGGGCGTTGATTGGGGTTATGACCGTCTTAGCCAACTGACAGCGGCTGGTATCTCTGGTTTGCCTGGTGGCATGAGAACGCTGACCTGGGATGAAGCCGGGGAAGTTTCTGTTGGTCAAGCCGTTGTGGGTTCGATGGGTGCTGCGGCTGGCCGCATGGAACGTGGGGAGATGACGGCTGGTGACTGGCTGACTCTTCCTGGCGTTGCCCTGTCTACTGCTTTGGCGCAGATTGATACAGAGAATGTCGCTCAGGACGCTGATTTTGATATTACGGATGAGGCTCAGAGGAAAGCGGCGTTCAGCGACAGCACCGCTGGCCGGATTTCTAGCGGCATCACAGACGCTGCTTTTGTGATCTTCGGTGACCCGTTGATCTTCGGCGGCAAGTTTCTGAAGGTTGGCCGGTTGCGCTACCTGGATCGCCCGATTGAAACTCAGAAAGACATTGACCGGGTTGTTGATAACTTGGATGCGGGTCGTGCTGCTGTGTCGTCGCAGGACCCTGCACAGATCGCTCGTATGGCTCCTGAGGCTCAGTTCGCTAATTGGGTCACTCAGAAGGGTGAGAACGGCGAGAAACTGGTGACTCGCAGCGAGATAATGAACCATCGTGTCGTCCGGTATGCAACGAATCGTGATGGTATCGCTAGCGCGTTGAATAATGCTGAGAACTATGACGAAGCGGCTTTGATTATTCGTGCAGCGGTTGGGGATGCTACTGCTCAGTCCGATCTTCTTCGTTTGCGTGCTGATCTTGCTATTGAGATTGGTGATGCTCGCCGCCAGTTGAATATGCAGCGGTTCCATATGGACCCGACCACTAAAGCGAAGATGACGAAGCAGGCTGAGCGGCAAGTTGATTTGGCGCTTACTCAGCATGAGCAGACTGTCAATTCGTTGAAGGCTCGTGGTTTGAGCGAGGCCGAGTTGAGGGCTACTCCTGAGTTTCAACGGTCGAAGGCCCGCCTGGATGCGGCGAATGAAACGTGGGTGTTCACTGACTCTCTTGATGAGTCAATGATTGATCCTCTGAACCCGATGAACTTCACCGCTGATACTGCGGATGCCGCCCGTAACGCTGTGAAGCAAATGCAGGCGCGAGATAAGTACTTCACGAAGGCTGTTGAAACTGAGGCTAGTGGCTTGGGACCGGTGTTTGGTTCGTTCCGTGAATCGAACGCTGGATTCTCTCGCGGCAACTGGTTCGGTCGCAAAGCGGAGGCTTCTCGCCAGAAGCGCGCTACGCGGGCGTATGAGGCTGCTGCTGTTCGGGGCGCTCGCCGGATAGATGAGTCTGGTAAGGCTAAGCGGTTGAGGCCGTGGCAGAAAGACGCTTTCGGTAACAACGGTTTGACCCGTGGCTTGAACTTGTGGCGTTGGTTCGGTGAGGAAACACCGGCTGGGTTTGTGACCACTCGTTCGATTGGTGGGCAGGAGTCCACTCGTGAGATTCGTGCCGCGTTGAACGATATTCCGATTTACAGCGGTGAAACTAAAACTATTTCGCGTACGAAGATGCGCAAGAACAAAGAAACCGACGAGTGGGAACCCATCAAAGATAAGGATGGGAAAGACCTGAAAGAAACTTTCGTTGTCGGTGGTGTTGATCGTAAAGAGCAGTTGATCGCCCGATACATGGATGCTTTGCAGGACACTACCCGTGGCGATATGGCAGCGAAAATGGCCCTGGATCGTATTGAAGAAGAGATCATGGGTGACATTGCTGCGTGGCATGGATTGTCAGCGGATACCGTGAATCAGGTTCTGTCTGTCGCTAAGGGTAAGCGGGACAAGATCGTTGATTCGATCAAACGTGAAGGTTATTGGGTTGATGAGAGCGGTTCCATCAATCGCTCTCCTTGGTTGGAGACTCAACTTCAGCAGGGTACGTACATGCTGAACTTCAAGACGTTTGAGAAGCGCGCTCGTTTGTGGGATGAGCAGGGTTGGACGAAGCGGTACGACACAACTAAGCAGGCTGTTCAGACTGGTGCTGGTGCAGCGTATGAGTTTTTCAATGAGTTGTGGCGGCCAGCGGTTCTTATGCGTTTGGGTTACACGCAGCGAAACACGTTTGAGGGTTTGGCTCGTTCTACCGCTTTTCAGTTTTCTCTGGCTCCGTTGAAGGATGCGGTTTACCAGGGTGGTTTTTCTCTCCGTAACGCTTGGGTGCGTCGGAACCTTGGTGGGTTCTCTGGCACTAAGGGCGCGATTGAGGAAGCGACGGTGGCTTTACGGGAGGCTCGTCGTACTGGCGCTGCCCCGGTGTTGCCGAAGAAGTTTCTGAAGTGGAAAGCGTCGCAGATTGTCGCTCAAGAGAAGAACATGGCTGACAATATCGCTGCAATCGGCAGTATCGGTAAAGAGTTAGCGGAATTGTCGCCTGCCGCTAAAGACGAGTTGATAACGTTTTTCATGAATAAGGCGAACGATGCTGCGGATGAGTTGGCGGCGTTGAAGAACTCTGGTGCTCCTGCTAAGGAGATTGAGGTAGCGCAGGGCAAGTTCGATGCGATGAATGACCAGATCGGTGCTTTGCGGAAGGTGAAGACTGACCCAATCGCTAACCCTGAGGTTGAGGGGTTGCTGGATCAGATGCGTTTCTTCATGCAGATGGATGAGTGGTATGCGTCGCAGCGTGCGTTGCTTGATTCGGATTTGGAAGCGGTTGCTTTGTTCCGTCAGCAGGGCACAGCGAAGAGGCGCGTGTTTGATGGGGAGTTGCAGGTAACGGATGGGCAGAACTTCCAGCAGGCGTTCTCCCGTAACAGCCCTTATTCACCTATCGCGTTGTTGAACTTGTCTGCTGATAACACGCAGCAGGCTATGGCTTCTCTGCGTGGGGATGCGTATTCGAGTGTGTTGCGTCAGAAGCAGATGCGGTACTACGTGAATGTGAATCCCGATCAGGGTGCTGAGTATTTTGAGGGTGTTGCTACTTCTGTTCGACAGTTCAAGAACAGCGAGGTTGGCAGCATGGTTGTGAATGGTGCTACGCCGGAAGAGGTTGTGAAGTTCCTGCGTAACACTCAGGAGGGTCGTGAGATTGCGTCGTTTGTGACGAAGGCTGAGATTCTGCCTAAGGACGGCAAGTCCCTTGCTCCTGTCGATTACGAGTCCACGGTTGCGTATGTGGATGAGTTGTTCAAGCGGTGGGAGCAGTTGGCTCCGACAGCGGAGTTCCGCGAGTACGTGCGTAGGAACAGTATTACCGCTGAGCCTGGTGGTAAGTCCGGTTTCACTGGGCAGGTTGTGGAGACACTTATCGGTCAGAAAGATGAGGCCGGTAATTTCGTCAATAACTTGCAGCCCGTGGTCGGGAACATCGCTGAAGAGGTCGGTTTCCTTGGGTTGCGGCAGCAATGGCGCAGGCTTGCTTCTTACGGCATGAAGTGGCTGGGCACTATCCCTGAAGACGCTTTCGTTCGTGTGCCTTTCTACGGCAGGCGTTACGAGGAATCGATGAAGGGTCTGGTTCGCACGATTCAGGAGCAGACGGGTCAGGAGGTTATTCCTGCTCGGATGATTGAGCGGTTGCAGAATGTTTCGCATCGTCGCGCATTGAAGGACACGAAGGACTGGTTGTACACGATTGAGCGGCGCACTCGTTTGGGCCGCAGCGGTGAGTACTTGTTCCCGTTCATTAGTGCTTTCCAGAACTCAACAACGACTATTGGTCGTTTGATGTGGCGTGACCCGTCTGTCCTGGGTATTGGTCTTGCGGTGTGGAATACCCCGAACAAGATCGATATGGAAGATGAGGAAGGCAACATTGTTTTGGCGCTGCCGTTGAACATGATGCCTGAAGGGTTGAAGGAAACGTTCGGTGTTGATGAGATGCTGAACATCAAGATTCGTAAATCCAGCCTGAACGCGATCATGCCGGAAACTGGTTTCGGTTTCGTTCCTCGCCCTGGCCCGATTGGTGTCGCTCCGGTTTCGGAGATGATGAAGCATGGCTGGTTTGGGATGAGTCCTGAAGCGCCTGAGATTCTGCGCGGCTACCTTGGTGATGAGGGCGCGGAGAACGTGTGGAACGTGTGGAAGTCGTATGTATTCGGTGAGGGCCGTGGTCTTTCCGCTGAGGCTTTCTCTAGCGACTTGTTCTTGCCGCCGGTAGCGCAGAAGTTGAAGCAGATGATTGAGGGTGAGGGTTCTTCCCGCCAATACGCCTACTACTACAACATGCAGTACAGGAATGAGATCGCCCAGTATCTTGGCGGGTACCGGGATGACATGCCTGACGCTAACGAGATCAGGGATAAAACCAACCGGTTCTATTGGACTCGCATCCTGGGCAACATGCTCGCTTTCACTCCACCGCAGTACGAATCTAACTTGCAGCCGCTAACGGACGCTATCCGCGCTTATGACCGTGAATACGGTTTGGAAGGTAGCCGTATGGCTAATCAGGCGTTCGGGAATCTGCTGATGATGGTGGGTGATTTCTCTACCAGTAAGAATGTTGCGGGTATGCAGGCGAATGTTGATAGTGTTCGTGCTGCCCGCAAGTACGGTGATTTGATGCGGAGCCTAGCGCCGACGCTCGCTCAGACCGGGAACATGAGCGTGCTGTCGATGCTGGTGACTGATAATCCGAACGCTCTGTATGACGGTAGCGCGTATGCGTGGCAGTTCTCTAATCAGATTCCTGGTGTGACTGATTATTTCCGTGAGTTGCAGACACCGGATCAGGCTTGGTTGGAGTCTCAGAAAAATGCTGGTTGGACTGAGTACATCTCTCGCATGGATTACTTGGATGCGTTATTGCAGCAGCGTGGTTTGAGTTCGTATCGGCAGGCTGGCGCTGAGGACTTGAGGGAGATGAAGAGCGCGACGATTCAGGAGATGAAGAATAATCCGCTTTATCAGGGTTGGGCTACCGATTACGAGGAGTTTGGTTCGACTAGGACGGAGAACGCTGTCCGGTTGATGCGTCAGGCTTTGAGTAATCCTGAGTTCGTTGCTGATAAGCAGGAGAGCCAGATTTGGCAGGCAGCGAGTGTGTACTTGCAGGGCCGGGATCAGGTTATGGCTGCTTTGGCTAATTCACCTAACACGATCAACCACAGCGATAATCAGCAGATCAGGGATTATTGGGATCAATTTAGGCAGGATTTGATAAATCAGGTTGATGGTTGGGGCAGTTTTGCAAACAGATTCCTGAATGGCGACGACGATCCCGCTAACACAGGAGTTCAGTTCGCTACTGTATATGAGCAAACACCGGAGGGTAGTAATGTCTGAGATGACTCCTGAGTTGCCGTCGTTGTCGTCAGCGACTGGTGGCTTATCTACTATGAACCTGCGACCTCAGGGCACTCCTGCTAGTCAGCGGTTGAATGTGAACGCCCCTATTGTTGGGCCTGCTACGGGTAATCAGCGGCTTGTGTATATGGGGCAGGTTGAGGCTGAGCGGTGGCCTGGTTTCCCGTATAAGACGAATGTGAAGAAGCCCACGAAGGTTGAGCAACTGGTTCCGATCAATGATGCTCGCTATATGTTGGAGACTCTTGCTCCTGCCGCTAAGGAGCGTTTGAGGTCTACCGCTGACCGTTATTGGGGTGGGTCTGATTGGGAACCGTCGTGGCTGGATGGTATTTGGGAGCGGGCGATCAACGTTTCCGCTAACGCGAAGGCTTACGCGAACGAGAACATCACTCCTGTTGATGCGTTCGACATGATCGTGAATGACTTGGAGAGGACTGGTGCTGGCGGTGCAGCCGGTGGCGCTGGCGGCGGCGGTGGCGGCGGTTATCGCGGTCCTGTGACGACGAAGCAGCGCACAGAGTCTGTGAACTTGAGCGATCCTGGTACTGCTCGTGGTTTGTTGAAGAACGCCCTGTCTGACTATTTGGGTCGGGATGCTACGAGCGTTGAGCAGGAGAACTTTATGAAGGCTCTCAATGCTGCTGAGCGGCGCAGCCCCACGGTGACGACAGCGACAAGCGTTACTACTCCTGGTGTGGGTACTTCTACTGTGGAAACTGAGTCGATGACTAAGGGCGGGTTCAATCCTTCTACGTTTGCGGAGGAGTACGCGCAGGGCATGGAGGGTGCGGCTGAATATCAGGCTGCTACGACGTTTCTGGATACGTTCATCAACTCATTACAGGCGAGGGTCTAATGGCTGAAGAAGATCGTGACACGGTGTCACGGAAGCAGCGTCGGTTGGCTAAGCGTGCCGCTGAGCAGGGCGGTTACACGGATGAGAACTTTGATTTCATCCCTGATAAGGATGAGTTGTCTCGTGAGGAGTTGGCTGCTCAGTATCAGGCTGCGGTTGGGATCATTTATGGGGTTCCTGAGTTGCAGGCTTTGTTTGAGCAGGCTTTGGATGAGGAGTGGACTCCTGCTCGTTTGGATGCTGCTGTTAGGAACAGCGACTGGTATCAGGAGAATGACCAGTATGCGCGTGTAGCGTGGGCTAAGGAGCAGACCGGTGGCGCTGATTGGGAAACCTCTATGGAGGAGGCCCGTAACGCTGTCCGTGTTTCTGCCGCTCAGATGGGCGCTCAGGTAAACGAGCAGGAGATCAATGCTCTGGCTCGGCGTTACATTTATGAGGGCTGGAATCAATCGACTCGACGTTCGCTGCTTGCTCAGGCTTTGAGTGAGGAGATTTCGTTCGTTCGTGATGATCGTGGTGTAGCGAGCATGACGGGTGAGGCTGGTGATTTGTCTTACTCGTTGCGTAATTTGGCTATGGCTAATGGTGTTTCTTATAACGACAACTGGTATGAGTCAGCGGCTAAGAGCGTGCTGTCTGGGATGTCGTCGCAGGAGGATTGGGAGCGGGATGTGCGCGAGCAGGCTGCTTCTTTGTTCCCTGTGTATGGGGACAAGATTCGCCAGGGCATGAATGTGTATGACCTTGCGTCGCCGTATATCAACACTATGGCGCAGGAGTTGGAGATAGACCCGAATCAGATCACGTTGAATGATCCGTATATTCGTGGCGCTCTTGGCGGTATGAACGATAGTGGTGATTTCGCTGCGATGGGTTTGTGGGATTTTCAGAAGAAGTTGCGGCAGGACCCTCGTTGGGAGAACACGAGTAAGGCACAGAATGAGGTGACATCTGTGGTGGGTAAGGTCATGCAGATGTTCGGATTGATGGGCGGCTGATATGAGTAGTTCGTATATTGAGAGCCTAGAGAGTTCGATTGCTCAGCATCAGCGTCAGGTTGATGCGGGAACGCCGGAGGCTCCCCAGGCTCAGCAGATCATTGACCAGTTGAGTTCTGAGTTGTCGCGTGTGACTTCCGCTAATGAGCAGTCCTCGTTCCAGAACACGGAGCAGGCGCGGATCAATGAGCAGCGTGCGTATGAGGCTCAGTTGCGTGCTGCTGAGGAGGCTAAGAGGCAGCAGAACGCGATAGCGACGATGAAGGCTGCTCTCAGCGATTTCGGTTTGATGAGTCTGTACAACCGTGTGGTCAATTTCATCAAGGAGGGCTATGAGCCTGACGCGGTGATGGTGCTGTTGAGGACGACCCCTGAGTACAAGCAGCGGTTTCCGGCTATGGAGGCTTTGGCTGAGAAGGGCCGTGCTATCTCTGAGGCTGAGTATATTGATTATGAGAAGTCGGCTGCTGGGTTGGAGCGCCGCTATGGGCTTCCTGAGGGCATGTTGATGGGTTCGGTGACGGATCTTTTGACGAATGAGGTGTCGGCTAGCGAGTTGAATGATCGGGTGATTTTGGCTTCGGCTGCTTCGATTCAGGCACCGGATGATGTGAAGTCCACGTTCCGTGACTTCTATGGGATTGATGATGGTGGGATGACTGCCTATTTCCTTGATCCGGATAGGGCGACTCCGTTGTTGGAGAAGCAGTACGCGACGAGCCTGATTGGTGTTGAGGCGGCACGGCAGGGCGTAGGGATAGACGTTTACGGCGCTGAGAACCTTCAGGAACTGGGTATTTCCCAGGAGGAAGCCCGGACAGGGTTCGGTCGCGTTAGCCGCGCACAGCCTCTCACAAGGGGCCGTGGTGATGTGGTGAGCACCGACCAGTTGATCTCTGGCACGTTTGGTCAGGATGAGAAGGCGCTTCAGGACATTGAGAGGGCCGCTCGCGCACGCACGGGACGGTTTGGTGGCGGCGGTGCTGTCGCTGGAACAACCCGTGGTGTTACGGGCGCTGGTACCGCTGAGACACGCTAACCCTGCTACTTGCCATAGCGGTAAGTGTGCTTATACTTCTCGTAGTGCCTGACGTTGGCCCTACCGAAAGGTGGGTGCGCTGGCGAGGGTTTTTGTTCCAGTAGGAGTGCTGGCCTGCTCCTCCTGAGTATTGTGGCTATCTATCAATCATGTTTGTGACACCGTGTCACAGGCACAAATCTAACCTCCGCCTGGTTCTCCCGAGCAGGCGCGTGTAGGTGAAAGGGATGAGCAATGTCTGACAATTACACAGATGCCGAAGAACTCTTGGACGAGATCGAAACGGACGCTGAAGACCAAACCCCGAAGGGGCTGCGGAAGGCAGCGAATCGTGCGAAGCAGTTGGAGAGAGAACTCAACGAACTGAAGCGGAAAGTCGCTTTCGCTGAGGCTGGAATCGCAACCGATGACCCGAAGATGCGTTATTTCATCAAGGGCTACGAGGGTGAGATGACGGCAGAAGCGATCAAGCAGGCCGCTTTGGAAGCCGGGTTCCTTCACACGGAGCAGCCTCAACAGCAGGCAGACCCGACGCTGGAAGCAGATGCTTCCGCTCAGCAGCGGGTGATGTCGGCTAGCGCAGGTGCCGCATACGACGGTATGACCGAAGAAGCGGCTCTCTCGCGGTTAGAGGCAGCGATGGAAGAAGGCGGCATGGAAGCAATGTTGGATGTTGCTCGGTCATTCGGAATACCAACAAGCATCGAACAGTAAAGGAAAAATCCAATGCCAGCAGGTACCGGAACCGCAGGTTCCAACCAGAACGGGCCAGCAACTAGCCCGATGTACTCGCCCGGTGAGATCGTCACCGCTGCGGGTCCCCTGTCCATCAACGCCCCGGCCCCGGTCGTGGACGTTACCCTCGGCAGCCAGTTCGTCACCAAGGCGTACGACCTTGCCGTGTACCCGGCTCTGCGCCCGGAACTGATCTTCGATCAATTCGCTACTGTGCGCGCAGCCAACACCACCCACCGTGGCGGCAGCGTCCGTTTCTCGTTCGTGGACGACATCGCTGAGCAGACCACTCCGCTGTTGGAGAACATCGACGTTGATTCGGTGACTCTTTCCAGCAAGGCGCTCACCGTGTCCATGCGCGAGTTCGGCACCGCCGTCACCAACACCGCTCTGATTCGCGGCACCTCCATGATCGCTATGGACCCGCTGATCGCTGAGCGTGTTGGTTACAACGCTGGTCTGTCCGTCGATACGCTCGCCCGCGTCGCCCTTGATGCGACCACGGTGACCTACGACGACGCGACCACCGCGACGGTCGGTTCGATCGGTGGAGGCTCAGGCTCCTACCTGACCGGAGAAGTTCTCCGCGAGGGTGTTGCTCGCCTTCAGGCCGCGAACGTGCGCCCGATGATGGGTGGCGCTTACGTCGCTGTCGTGTCGCCGTACCAGGCGCAGCACCTGAAGTCGGAATCGACTGATACCGGGTGGCGCTACACGGTTGGCCGTAACGAGGGTGCTGCCGGTAACAGCATCTTCATGGGTGAGATCGGCACGTACGAGGGTGTTCGCATCGTCGTGAACAACCACCTCACCAACCAGGGCCAGGGATACCTGATGGGCGCTGAGGCGCTTGCTAAGGCGTTCTCTTCCGCTCCTGGGTTCGGCCCGAACCCGAAGACCGTGGTGTCTCCGATTGTCGATAAGTTGCGTCGTTTCGCTTCTGTCGGCTGGTACCACTTGGTCGGCTACTCGGTGTTCCGCGCTGAGGCTCTGCTGCACATCAAGACCGATTCGGGTCTGTACAGCGCCTAGTCGGATTGACCCCCTCCCCACCGATACCGGGGAGGGGGTCATCCCCTAACTCGTGACACGGTGTCATAAAAAGCGGAATAGGAAACGAAATGCCTTACGAAAAGAAAAAGACGAAGGTGGACGCGCAGAAGCGTTCCTTGGGTATTCAGAAGAAAGCCAAATCTACTAAGACTCTTACTCGCAGTAAGACTGCTGCCGGTAAGTCCAAGAGCGATTACTCGGGCCGTGTAGCGCAGAACAAGGGCGTGAAGGACGGCACCATTCGCATTGGTAAGGGCGGTCGCTCTTACAACGTGTGGGACGCTAAGAGCGGTCGCTGGTTGCGTGGGAAAGTTCAGGCCAGTAAGCCGAAGCCGAAGTCGAACATCAAGGACAAGAAGGCTTCGCGTATCGGTGGTTACACTCCTGGAACTAAAAGCCAAACCGCTAAGGATATGGCTACTTGGAGCAACCGCCGCTATCCGGCTAAGTACTAGGAGAGTACAGCGATGGCTGAGATCAAACGCTCTGGAACGTACAAGGGTAGGAAGACACGCGACCTAACTCGCAAGCAGGTCGCCCAGGGTCGCCGTGTTGGTAAGGCTGGTCGCTCTAGCATTGGCAAGAAGGAAGCCAAGGCAGCGATGAAGTCCATCGACATTCGTGACACCACTTGGAAGAAGGCTAGTGAACGTACTGGTCCTCGCGCTAAGGGCGGCATCGTTGTCGGTAAGGACGGTAAGCCAATCACGGGTACTGTGACTCTGGCTTCTGGCAAGAAGGCTACGTATGTGCGTGGTAAGCGTGTAGCGGCTAAGAAGGCTGCCGCGAAGCCTCGTAGTCAGGGTGGAGGTGTCACTCGCGCTCAGGCCGCTGCTGCTCGCCGTGGTTCTGGTAGTGGCAGTAAGCAGAAGCCGACTATGACTCGTGTTCCTCCGTCAATGCGGCAAGAAGGCGCTGGTTCCACTAAGAGCGGTGGGTCTTCTAAGCCTAAGACGATCATTGGTCGCAATCAGCCTTTGACTAAGGGTGAGGCTCCTGGTCGTTTCCAAAGTAAGTCCCGTCCTGCTGCTGGAACGACGACTAAAACCCCGAAGGTGGGCGATACTCGCAAGGTTCCTTTCGGGAATACTGGCCGCTATAAGCGTCAGCGTTGGGACGGCAAGAAGTGGGTCACCATTACGAGGTTTGACTAAGGAGCAGTAATGCCTGGAAAAAAGACAACCGCGAAGAAGCGTGCGGGTTACAAACCGAAGTTGGCTGACAAGAAGCCGACTACTGGTGAGCCGAAGAACCGGCGCATGACGGTCGCTCGTCGTCGTAGCGTGGAGCAGGCTAAGAACAAGATGGGTTCTAAGAAGTTTGATTCTATGCAGAAGAACATCAAGAAGATGCAGAGGAAGCGTCCGTACTGATGCCTGCTAAGAAGTCTCCTGCGTGGCAGCGGAAAGCGGGTAAGAACCCTAAAGGGGGCTTGAACGCTAAGGGCCGTGCGTCTTATAACCGGGCGAACCCCGGTAAACCGGGCTTGAAGGCTCCGGTGTCTCGTAAGAAGGCGGCTAAGAGTAAGAAGGCCGCTGCCCGCAGGAAGTCTTTTTGTGCCCGCATGGAGGGCATGAAGAAGCGTAATACTTCGGCTAAGACAGCGAGGGACCCGAATAGCAGGATCAATAAGTCGCTACGGAAGTGGGATTGCTGATGTGCATGAAGTGTGGTTGTTCGATCCCGAACGATAAGAAGTCTACGAAGATGGTTTTGCCTAGCGGCAAGAAGGCTAAGACTGAGATGAAGTATCACGGTAAGCCTAAGTCTGTGTATGGCAAGCGCGTCCGGAACAATGCCTGAGAGCCTTGGTAGCCAGTTTGTTACTAAGTCTTACGCGATGAAGGGTAAGAGTGTGAAGAAGGCGTTTTGGGATAAGCCGAATCCGAAGAGGAAGTCGAAGCCGCTGACAGCGAGTCAGAAGGCTGCTGCTAAGCGTCGGGCTAAGAAGGCTGGTCGGCCTTATCCGAATCTTGTGGATAATGCTGCTGTGCGGAGGAAGCGTAAGTGACTGTTCAGGTGCAGTTGTTGGGTCGAGGCACTCAGGGACCTCTTACTCCTGTGGGTGAAGGGGTTAGCCCTTTGTGGCAGTTTTTCTTGCCGCCGCCCTCTCAGAACAGTGTCATCGTTTATGACGATGGGAGTGTTGTGGAGAAGCAGACGTTTGAGAGCGATGACATCAAGGACCCGTCTGTGCATACGTATATTCATGGGGGTACGGATTTTCGTACGGATGTTGGGACGTTTGTGTACGAGTCGCTGACAGCGGCTGGCTACACTTGGAGGAATGTGTACACAGGCGATGTGTACGCTGAAGACTACGATACGCAGTACAACTAGGAGTAACCGTGGCTGACTTGAATCTGCCTACACCGAATAAAGACCCCGGTGACGGTGCTCCTGCTGATGACATCAACCTCGTTATTGAGGCAGTCAATACTCTGAACTCTGCGGTGGAGAATATCGCTGCTGGCCCTCAGGGACCTCAGGGGGAGCCTGGTACTCCGGGTGCTGATGGTGAGGCCGCTACGGTTTCTGTTGCCGCTACGGTGACGACAGCGGCTGGTGCTGATGCTCAGGTTGTTGAGGGTGGAACTCCTCAGAACCGTACTTTGACTTTCTATATTCCTCGCGGCGAGCAGGGGCCTACTGGCGCTCAGGGTGATACGGGCGCTCAGGGTCCGGCTGGTGATCCGGGTACTCCTGCTGCTGTTTCTATTGGCACCGTGACTACGGGTGCTGCTGGTTCTAATGCGACGGTCACTAATAGCGGTACGACTGAGAATGTGGTGTTGGATTTCAGTATCCCTCAGGGTGAGACTGGTCCTGCCGCTAACTTGGGTAGCGCTACTCCGCAAGATTTGGGTACTGCCGCTGCTGGTTCTAGTGCGTTTGGTTCTCGTGAGGATCATGTTCACAACATGCCGTCAGCGAGCGATGTGGGTGCTGACCCTTCTGGTACTGCCGCTTCAGCGGTGTCTACTCATAACGCTGACACGACGAGTGTGCATGGGATCGCTGATACTTCGCTGCTAGCGACTACTGCTTATGTGGATACGGCTGAATCTGATGCCGTTACTGCTGCTAATTCTTATTCGGATTCGTTGGCTTCTAACTATGATTCGGCTGGTTCCGCTGCTGCGGTAGCGAGCGACTTGTCGGATCATGAACTTGCCACTACGACGGTTCATGGGATCGCTGACACGAGTGCTTTGGTTGTTACTACGGATTCGAGGCTTTCTGATGCTAGGACACCTACCGCTCATGCTGCGTCTCACGAGTCCGGTGGATCAGATGCCCTCACTCTCGCGCCTGCACAGATCACGGGTACGGCGGTCGTGGATAGCGATGCCCGTCTTACTGATGCACGTACTCCTCTTTCTCACGCAGCCACTCATACCGCTGGGGGATCAGACGAAATAACTGTCGCTCAGTCTCAGGTCACGAACCTGACGAGTGACTTGTCTGCTAAGGCCCCGCTCGCGTCACCTACGTTCACTGGCACGCCTGCCGCCCCGACAGCGACTCAAGGCACGAACACTACTCAGTTGGCTACTACTGCGTATGTGCAGACTGAGTTAGCGAATGTGGATGCGCTACCGGATCAGACTGGTAATGCTGGTTCGTATTTGACTACGGATGGTTCTACTGCGTCGTGGGCTGAGATCACTACTGACCCAACGCCGTCGATCTTCTTCCTTGGAGGAATGTAGTGGCAACGGTTAGTGATCTTGTTCATGATGTTCGCCGCATGGTGTATGGCTCTATGACGGAGAACGTCAATCTTGTTCAGACTTCCGCTTCGGCTGGGCAGACCAGTATCCAGTTGGAGATGGGTGTTGAGGGTATCCAGAAGGGGATGCTTCTTTCCTCTGGGTTGAATGTTTGGTTTGTGAAGGGCGTTTACTCGACAGACAACACCGTGTTCGTTATTCCCGGTTATGACGGGTCGCCGCAGAATCCTGTGTCTATTGGTGACATGGTTTATGTGAAGCCGCGAATGACTGACTGGTATGCGTTCAATGCGTTGAATGATGAGTTGCGTCGCTTGTCTAGCCCTGAGAACGGTTTGTACAAGATTGGTACGTGGGTCGCTGATGTTGATTCGACGTATCAAACGTATGACGTTCCAACGGCAGCGCAGGACATGGTGAATCTGCTTCGTGTTCGTTGGCGTTGGCCTGGTACTGAAGATACGTGGAGCGAGTTGTCTCCTCGCTATTACCGGTGGATGTATTCAACGGAGCAGAACCGTGTTCGTTTGCTGCTCGCTATTCCTTCGGGCACTCAAATTGAGTTCACTTATAAGGCTCCTTTTACTTTGGCTACTTCGCTTGATGATGACCCTGTGGCTGATTGTGGCTTGTCGGAAACGATGCTGGATATTCCTGTGTTGGGGGCAGCGGTAGCGCTGCTTCGCACTACGGAGTCTCGCCGCACCCAGATAACTATGCAGGGTGATTCTCGTAGGCCGGAAGAGGTGCCGGTGTCCGGTAACACGGCTATCGCCGCTCAGTTGGATCGTGAGTATCGTCGCCGGATTCAGGATGAGATGACGCGACTGGTTACGAGGATTCCAATTTTTAGGGGTCATTAGTGTCCACTCAGATCACTCAGTCTTTTGATGAACCGTATTTCGGTGGCGGCCTGACTTCTAATACTGCCGCTAACATCGGTGGTTCCCTTGTCGCTATCAACGGGAAGATTTACCCGATTGATACTGCGTCGAACCGTTACGCGCAGCGCAGCATTGATGTGTTGCAGCAGAGGAACACAACGGATCAGCGTGACTTGTTGCTGCTCCCTCAGAATGTTTGGCGGCAGCAGACTTCAGCGTGGCACTCTGGCGCGGGCCAGTCGAACATGGATCGTGATACTTCTATTCAATCCAGGTTTGAGGATTCGTTTGGTATTGATCCTTGGACTAAGTGGCGTTTCAGTTTGCTGCCTGATGTTGAGCAGGTTCAGGAGATCAGTAACAGCGATGGTGTTTTCTTGACTCAGCACGGTGGTTATCTCGTTGTTGTGAATGAGAACTATTCGTACTGGTATGAGGACTTTGACACTTTGACTGCTTCGGTGGCTATGGGTCCGGACACGATCATTGATGTTGCTGATGACGGCGCTACTGTTCTCGCTCTGAACGACAGCGGCTACATTTACACTCTGGATAGTCCTACTGGTACAGCGACTCAGTACTACAACCAAGTTCTCGCTGACGCTAACTTTATTGCTTGGGAGAAAGATTATCTTCTATGCGGTAACGGGAATGTTCTTGAAAGCATTGAAACTGGCAACAACAAGACCACCATCTTCACGCATCCAGAAACTGACTTCCGTTGGAACAGCGCCTGTTCGGGGCCGCAAGCGATCTATCTTCTGGGTGGTATTGGTGATAAGTACATTGTTCATAAGGTAACGATCAAAGACGATGGGACGGGGCTGAATCCTTGTATTGTTGCCGCGAAACTTCCTGATGGTGAGATCGGTTACAAGATTGAGGAGTACCTGGGTTTCATTTTCATTGGCACGAATAAGGGTGTGCGTATGGCGCAGCCTGACGCTAATGGTGATTTGACTCTCGGTGCGATCATTCCGACGAGTGAGCCTGTTCGCTGTTTTGAGGGTCAGGGTCAGTTCGTTTGGTATGGGGTTAGCAGCATGGACCCTGGGTACACTCCGGTTCAGAACGATCAGGCTAATGTGTTTCCGACTAGCCCGGTTCCTGGTTTGGGCCGCATGGATTTGACGACGTTCACGGTCACTAATTTGACTCCTGCGTATGCGAATGATGTTGCTGTGTGGGATTTGGCGGCAGCGAATGTGACTTCTGTTCGCACTTTCCTGGATAAGCGGGTGTTCGCTGTTCAGGGCGGCGGTATTTATCGTGAGATAGATCAGCGTGTTCCTGCTGGTTGGCTCACGCAGGGCACCATGTCGTTCTCTGTGGAGGACTTGAAGTCTGCTTTGTATATGCAGGCTAAGTGGATTCCTGATTGTTCAGGGAAACTTTATATCGATATGTCTTTTGATTCGTCGCTGTATGGGCGTTATGCGCGTTTGACTGTGAACAATGAGAACATTCGCAGCGACAACATCAACTTGTATGGCACGAAGTTCTCTCGCGTGAATGTCCGGTTCGTTATGACACGGTGTCACATTGATCCGACTAAGGGGCCGATCCCTACTCGCTGGGAGTTACGCGCTTTCCCTGTGAAGGGTAAGGCTTCTCGTTGGGATGTTCCGGTGATCCTCGCTGACGAGGTGGACATCAATGGGATTAGTGAGGTTCGTAATCCGACAGCGGATAAGAACGCTTTGCTTGGTTTGATTGAGCAGGGGACGGTGTTTCAGTATCAGGAGTCTGGGCAGTCGTATCAAGTGTTGGCTAGGGATTTTGTTTGGCAACCGGAGCGGCTGAGTACGACTGGTAACGGCTGGCAGGGTACATTATTGATGGTGTTAGAGGAGGTCATGTAGGTGAGGCGTTCATATTCTGGCGGCGCGAAGCCAGCCTATTTGACTGTCGCGTTGGGTGGTACGGCGAGTGATCTGACGATTGAGTGCGACGACCTATCAAACTATCCCACTGGTTCTCCCGGTCCTTTCTATATCGTTATCGACCGTGGTGAGGCGACGGAGGAGAAGATTCTCTGCTCGTCCCGCAGCGGAAACACGATCACGGTGTTCAGCGACGGCCTGACGACTGGTCGTGGCGCTGACGGCACCACCGTTACTGCTCACAGCAACAACGCTGAAGTGGAGCATGTGTTCACCGCTACCGACGCGGATGAGGCGAACTCGCACGTAAACGCTTCCACCGATGTTCACGGCCTCGCTGGGGGCGCAGCGGTGGTCGGAACCACAACGACTCAAACCCTCACAAATAAGACCCTGACGAACCCGTCGATTGATGGGGCCACGTTCTCGGGGACTATTGAGGGCATTGAGGTA